AGTACAACTCGTATACCTTCTTTAGCTCCTATTAAAGTATTTTCATGTGCTTCAATCTTTTGTATTTCTGCTAGTCTGTTATTACCTAAATCAACATAAACTTTAGCATACATAATGGCGTTGCCTTTACCTTCAACTTTACCCATGCCTTTGTTAAACTTGTCAGTAAAATTTCCTAACACTTGTTGTAAGTCTCTAACTAACATTGTAATAATCTGATCTTTCTTGTTTTAAATCTTTTATCTCTTGCTCTAATTTGTTTATTTTAACTATTTGATCTGCAAGTTCTGTTTTGTATTGTGTGTTCATAGATAATAAATCACGTATATTGTTACGTAACTTACTTATCATATCTTCTGTTTGTGCTTGTTTAAAATTTATCACTGTCTCGTTTTCATATGTTTTATCTTCATCTTTCATATATTGACAATATAACGATGTTACCTTAAAATGTCAACTATGGGTGTACCAAAAAGATTAACAGAAATGCAAAAAAGATTTGCAGAATATTTAGTATTTAACGAAGGACGTACTACTGGTGCAGATGCAGCTATAGCTGCCGGCTATAGCGAGAAGCGTGCTAGAGTTGAAGCGTCAGAATTACAAAATCCAAAACTATCACCACTTGTTGTACAATACATAGGAGCATTACGAGAAGAAAATCTTAAAAAGTATGAAGTATCTTATGACAAGCACGTTGCAGAATTAGGTAAAATTAGAGAAGCCGCTTTGAAGAAAGGTGCTTTTTCTGCTGCGACCAACGCCGAAAAGAATAGAGGTATGGCAGCAGGATTATATATAGACCGTAAAATAATAAAAACAGGTAAATTAGAGGAATTGTCAGAGGAAGAGTTAGAATTAAAAATGAAAAAAATATTAGAAGACTACGCTCCGATTTTAAATGCAAAGGTCGTTGAAGCATTACCAGAAGAAGTTAATGAATCCGAGTTATCTTCTTCACACAAGAAGTCGGAAAAACAGACCTCTCCGAAAAGTGAATAGAGCCATCGGCTTCTACATCGTAGCCAGCAAAGATTCTTACAGTCTCATCATCTTTACTAAACAACCAACCCTCACTTACAGGTGTAGCTAATTTCATATCTTTAAATTCTTTTTCACTACCCCAACCGCCTTCAGTGATGATATCAATCCAATCAATTCGCACACGTTTGAATGGAAACGGCACATCTTGTTTAACAGTCTTTGGTTTTGTGTAACTATTAATTCTTCTAGATTTTCTTTTGGATTTCATAAATGTATATGTATGTCAAAAGTTTTAAAAAAACAATGAAAATGAAATGCCTCGCGTGCTGGCAAACCTGGTATTTTGCCCTAGGTAGACAAAATAATCTGTCACCTTAGACATAAAGTGTCTACCCTAGTGTCTACCCTAAAGTCATATATACCAACACTTCTAGACCAAAGTGACAGAATGACATTATTTCTAGAGTAGTTTTTTATTTTTTTTTTATTTTTTTTCCCATACATATACATTGTCTATAATACTGTCTTGTTTGCCACATTTTTGTCATAATGTAGCTTCATTACTGCCATTTTATCTTCAGCTTCTGCAATTTTTTGTAATAGTTTGTCAACTTCGCCTGTAATATCAGGATGTTCAGGTATAATTAGTTCCTGTTCACTGTAACATTTAATTTTATACAATGCGTCCTGTATTTCAGCTTTGTATCTGCAGTTTAGAACGTTTCTAAGTTTATCGTTCATTCCACCTCCTTGTCTTAATGTTGCCATCTTCGTCGATGTACATTATCCATGACTTTTTACCATCAAAGTAATAGCCATGTAATTTCCATTTTTTACGCGCCATTAAAAAAATCCTCCGGGTTCATTTTTACGTTTGCTTTCTCTTTTTCATCATGTTTTAGGTCATGATACCTGTCCAATCTTTCTAAAAACCTATGTTTCCAGGCTTTTAAATCAGATCCTTCTGTCTTGAACTCTTGATAATATAGGTCAGGCGTGCATACCATGATAACTCCTTGTTGTATGTTGGAGCCGTAAACGTAGTCATGTGCCATGGCGTACGCTGCGATCTGAAGATAATAATCTTCGATCCATTCTTTCTTCTTCGGACGGTTGGCCTGCTTGAAGTCAACAATAGTTTCCATGCCATTATGTAAGCAAACCAAATCTGTGCTGCCTGCGTACAAGCCCGGATAATGTAATGTAACTTCCGAACCATACCATTCTTCCACAGGTGCAAGACCGATCTCAATAATTTTTTTGGCCATGGGACTCGCCTCTTGTCCGATTGCTGTAAGATCATCGTAGCCAGTTCCGAGGATATAGTGTTCCAGGAATTTGTGCATAGATGTCCCCCGACTACTACTATGGTTTTTAATTCTGTCTGCTTCTGCTTCACCGACTTTGGCCTTCCATTGTTTTATAAATTCTTGATTTTTTGTAGCGCCTAATATCGTAGTTACACTAGGAAGTCTATAACTATTTATTTCGTAAACCCTGGTCCCTGATTCGTGGTCCGTGATCTGTTTCCCATTGATATAATTGTATTTTTCACTCTTCTTGATAGATCGACCAATGTTGTGATATTCCTCTAAGTCTTTTTCACTCATCGTCATAATTTCTTCTTTAATTCCTTAACATACTCTTCATTCTCCTTTTGACGTTTAGCCTCAAGAATCTTAGCATGTTTTCTCCAGGCCCATGCATTCAATGTACCTGCGTATTTCATAATTATATGTAATCCTTCGTATATTATTTTATCAAACATTGTCTGTCATCCATTGTTTATACCATTTTATATCAACTACATTAGTGGTATCAGTTTCTTTATATTTTTTAACTTTTTTATCTCGTTTACTTGGCATTGCATCCAATACTTCTTTAGTATCTAAATCTACAAAAATTAATTGTACATCTAATTCTTTTTGTTTTTTAGTAGGAGAACGATTAACCTTCCAACCATTTTTAGTACGCAAACTCAATGCTTTAACGTCAACTAATATGACATCACCTACGCCATCTTCGTCAATCAATACTAAATCTACTGGACCATGCGAAGACATATTACGATGTACTGAATATCCTAAATTAATAAAATATTCAGCCGCAATCAACTCTGCACGATCACCTTTTCTATGTTTACTGTGAGCCATTTTGTATTACCCATTTTAAAGCTGACGTTGTTGGATCAAATCCATCAAACTCAAGTTTAGTGCAAGCTGTCAGAAGTACCATCATCAATATAACCCATATCATTGATTTCATAAAACTCTCCTTCCGAGTCACAGTCCCAACACTGATGTACTGTATCTTTTCCCTCTGTTGCCACTTTCAAATATCCATTGCCTTTACACGTTGGACAAACGTGGATCTTAACTCTAGCTTTTTTTAATTTTGCCATTTAATTTTTTCACTTTCTCATTTGCGATTGATTCAATGGTTTTACTAATTGATAATTTTGCATCGGGCAATAATACCTTCGACAGCTCAATCAATTTCTTGTATGTGTCATGTGTTAATGATACATTTCTGTATTTAGTTATATCGGTCATAATTCCTTTCATTTAATTATGATGATAATATAGGAGATTAGTTTTAAAAGTCAATGACAAAATTTATATTAATAATGTTTTTATGTAGCGCCATTCCTGGTAATGAATGTCAACTTGTACAGACACCAATAAGTGAGTTTGATACCTACCATGAGTGTGCGTATTATGGTTATGATTATTCTAGTATATTTCTCAGAGAATTTAATACAGATTTTGTAGACAGTAATAAGGTTTTTACTGCATTTAGTTGCAAAGAAGATGCAAGTATTTGACATTGTGTCCAAATTGTGTTAGGGCTCAGATTCTCACCACAATTAAACCTATCCATCTTACTCTCTCTTTGGATAGGTGCGTTCATATCAAACCTCGTAGTTTCCGTGCACGTACTCCTACAAGGCCAAAGGCTCCACACCTCCACGGTACTTTACCGCTTCTTAGGTTGCCGTACAGAGGCTAGCGCGTAGCATTACTTGGACGGAGGTCCTTTTCAATTTTATTCGTGGCATATACATCCAAACAATTGTCCACTATCATCCTTCATCATATTCGCGTTGATGGGATAATCATAATAAGTAGTTAAATGCATCCTTAAAATATCACAAAGATCAAAACAATTTGCCTTGCTTAACAACGTTATTCCCTTCGTCATTTCTTTCGTCACTTCGACTAGTTGATACAACCCGTCGTTTAAAATGATAAGATCCATTTATTTGCCGCTTCGTCTAGTTCTTTTTGTAGTTTCAACATGTGTTGTTCCTAATGTTATAATTTTTTTAAGACTAGGTGCTTTTAATGTTGCTTTAACACCGTATCTTTTCCATGCTTTTTTCATTAAATTTAACTCTAATAAAAATGTTGACCACTGACTTTGCGATGCGCCTTCTACGTTTATTGTTACTGTTTTCATATATCCTTTCGTTTCTTTCTATATAGGACTTTACAGGATTATTGTCAACCTTTTTGTTGTTTTTTTTGTTGGCGTTTTTCGTGTTTATTTCTTGATTTTTTGTGACGTCCCGGTCGTTTTTTAGGTTTATTACGAGGTGCTGTGGATAAACCGTATTTAGATTTCTTGGCCATCTTTTAATACTAAGTCTGTTTTTTCTTTCTCTGATAATGCCATTGTTGGTATGTAGCTTATTTTACCATTTATATGTTGTCTAAGATTTTCACCACATACAGTACATTTATACATTTCTGGCACAACTGATACCAAAAGTGTTTCTTGATTACACTCTGGACATACGCCATTAACAACTTCTGTTTTAAATCTTATATTTTTTTTAATACCCATTAGTTTGCCAGTGGGTTAGAAGAAGATGCTTTTAGTTCCTCTATTTGTACTTGTAATAATTGTATTTGTTTTTGATTAATTGCACTTCTTTTATCTAATTCTGTTAAAGAATTATCTACATCACCATTATTACTAGCTTCCAATGCTGTAACTTTTTCTTCTAACACAGCAACAATAGATAAATCTACAGTTTTTGATGTTTCAGTTAATGTATTAATTCTTTCATTAAGTTCACCATATTTTGCAAAACCACCACCTATTGCAACGACTGCTGCAATCAATGCTGCTATTCCTGCGAGTTGATCTTTTAGTTTACCCATTTTGTAATACCTCTAATTCTATTAAAAGCTGTTGTTTTCTAGAATTAATCTCTTCTAGTTTACGTGCTTTGATTTCCATCTTATCATTTTGAATATAACTTGCAAGACTCTTATCAGAGTAAATTAATCTATTATCTATAAGGTTTAATTGATCTAAATATATGTCTTTTGGCTTATAAAAAGCTGTTGTTTCATACATATCTAATGATACTTGATCTCCTGTCATAGCTTGCATTTTAATTATATTTTTTATTTGTAGATTTTTTGATATATTTTTTATATCCTTGTCGACTTTTTCCATTACTCTTGCAATATTTTTAACGAGAGCTTTTTTCTGTTGTATAGCTTTTTGTTTGGCAATCTTTTTGGTTTGAACAGCGGACTTCTTAGTAACCTTGCTAGTAGGTTTCTTTTCTTTAACTTCTTTTTTTTCATTTGTTTGTTTTACCATCTTTGTAGGTTTTTCTTCAACAGATTCTTCTTCAGTCATTTCTTCTTCCACTATTTCAGTAGGTTCTTCTTCTACCATTTCTTCTTCTACCATTTCTTCTTCTACCATCTCTTCTTTTGGTGGTCTGCTAACCATTTGCGTTGGTTTTTCCATAATCTCTTCTTCCATTGGCATCTCTTCAACTATTTCTTCTTCTATCATTTCCTCTTCCATCATAGTTTCTTCTTGTGGTGATGGCATCATAGGTAAAAAAGTTGCAATGATCTCTTCGGTTTCTTCATAAATTTCTTCTTGTGGTGGCGCTGCCATGGTAAAAAATGTAGGTGTCATAGTTGGTTTCATAGGCATTTCTTCCATAGGCATTTCCTCCATTACAATTTCTTCTTCCATTGGCATTTCTTCTACTATCATAAGCATAGGTGCAAATGATACTTCTTCAAATTCTTCTTCTATAATTTCTTCCATAGGTGGTGCTATAAGTGTAAACTCTTCAAACATTTCTTCAATATATTCAAATGTAAACTCTTCAAATATTTCTTCTTGTAACTCTTCAAATATATCTTCTATCTCTTCTATAATTTCATTTGCTATAACTGTATTGTCATATGTCATAGTCAGTTTAGCACCTAACAAGTTAGGTCCACCTAAATCAACTAATGGAGATCCATTGTCAATACCAGTCCAGGTCCAATCAAATTGATTAGAGCCAGTGCTATTGTATATAACTTGATCTGTATATTTATCTGCATTTCCATAATAACCTGAATCTGTATTTCTAATTTGATCTACCTGTGATAATGTATTACCATCAGAGTCTAATATTTTTACTGTTGTTTTAAATGTATCTCTTCCTGATCTAGATTGACCACATTGGGAGGACGAACCTGTCCATTCACAGTTTTGTACAACTGTAGTAGAATCTAATGTTATACCATTGTCTAACATATTTTGCGTTGTAGTTTCACTACCGGTTGTAACGCCAACTAAATCACCAGTATAATTTAAACTACCTGTGCCTGATGATGTGCTACCAACTTCTACTTCTTGGTAATTCCAATTTTGATTTGTGCATGTAGTATTAACAGATGTAAATGATGAACAACTTGATTGTACATTTGGTATTGTATTGTCTACTGACTGTAAATTAGAGGCAGCGCCTGTGCCATTAGGTAATAAATTACCGGTTGTAACACTATCAGCTTGTGCAGCTGTAAATAAAAACAAAAATGGTATTAACCATTTCATTCTAGTATAAGTTTTTTAATACTTCTGCTGCCATCTATGTTATCTTCTAACTCTGCCATAGATTTTATGCATTGATATTTAACTTTGCTATTAGGTTTTAACTGACGTTTAGCTACACGAGATCCTTTGAGACATTCAGACATTGAAGTTTGTATACGTGCTTCCTTAATTTCTCCGTTAATTATCATAAGTAAAGCTATAATCATTTCTGGCATTAATGTGCTGCCTTTCCGTTTGCTCTAACTTTATCTTTTAAATCTTCAATATCAGCTAATGCTTTATCTAATTGTTCTCTTAAAAATTCTATGTTAACTTTGTTAGTCATATTCATTTCTTGAGTTTCTTCCATTTTTTCTACGGATTTATATAAATCTTCTAATAAAAAATGTTGTTCCTGGTCCACAGGGACTTGCTCGGACTTTTTAAGTAAATCATTTTCAAACAACTCACGTGACGTTTCTAGCGATACCAATCTTGCAGTCAACTCGGTGTATGCAAACACGCCGGCTGCAACGAGTAAAATCAAGCTAGCAACCGTCTTCATCGGCATCTGCACGGCAGCAGATTCTGATATGTTTAATGGTTTATTTTTCATTTAGGTGACTCCCATTTTACAGGTTTTTTCTTAGGTAAAATAATTTCTTCCTTATCTATTTTGTCAAATTCTTTTGTAGTTTTTGTTTCTTCTTGTAATCTTTTTTTCTCCGCTAATGCTGCATCTCTTGCTATTTTCTTTTCTTTTTTCTCTCTAGCTTTCATACGTTTTACATATATGTCATAGTCTGGTCTTTCATTGTCATACTTAGACCAAAGTTTTTCTGCTTCTTTACCAATCTTACCATCTATTGGACACGGTGTTCCTGCTTGTATCATAGATTCAAACACTCTTTCATCCTGACAGAGTATTGCAACAGCTGCAACTTTCATACCAAAATCATTAAGTATTCTTGCTAATTTTAATCTTTCACAATTTTTATCTATAAAATGTTTACCACCACTTATACCAAGACCAAATGTTTGCACACCTAATGATCCACCCACTGCACAAACGTCTTGTGTCATAGAGTTGTAAGAAGGTGCACTAGAACTTGGTGGTGCTGATCTTATGTTTGAATTTGTTGTGTTACTTGTTGTGCTATTAGAACTTGATCCAGATTGATATGTTGTAGTTGCGGTAGATGTATATCCACCTTCAATAGCTGTGTTAGATCCAGATGTATTTGTTTGTGTTGATCCTGGATATGCTGGACCTACCCATGCTATTAAACACAATAGAATAATTAATATCCCTGTAAAATAATAGTTCATCCTTGAACACTCCATTATTACGCTGCCTGTCTACAAGAAGGACAAGTTTTTTTTATTCCATCTGGATGTTTTTCACAAACTATTTTTTCTTCTTCTTTTGGTGTGTCCTTATTAAATTTTATTTTTTTGTCTTCACATTGACAAAATTTACCAAAAATTTTTTCAATTAATTTTTTAATCATGTGTTTTCTCCTCAATCTCATAGAAGAACTTATCAGTATCTTCTGTTTTCCATTGACCCGTATCTTCTACGTTCCATTCGTTGGTTTGTACCTTCCAATCAGGAATGTCATCTTTTACTGTAAAAGAAGGTAGGTCCCATATACATCTGTTATTAGGTTGTGCTGCAAAATTGCCATCATCTAACGCAATTATGTGTGCGCACTTGTGTTCGTGCGGTACTTCGGAATGTTCCGTATCTAGTATATTACTCTCTGGATGTGCAAAGTCAACGGTAAATAAATACTTACCTTCGTGCCATTTTTTATCTTTACCTATATATTTTCCATGTTGACCACTTAAAATATCATAAGTAGTAACAGCAGGATAATAACTAAAAGAATTCCAAAGCTCCAATTCATCAAGTCTCTTGGTGGGAACAGCTGTGGGTTCATAACCACGTTGAATAAAAGCCGTAATTGGGAGACGATAAAAGATTGCGCCATTTTCCATAATAGCATGCCATAAGATAGCGCGACCTGAAATAGCGCTAAGACCAAACACAATGCAGTCTTCAACTTCTCCGTGATGTTTTTGTAAGTCATATAAATATTCTCTCCTTATTTGTGCATATTGTACAGGAATATTTGCATTTAAGTAAGCCATAATTTAACCTCATTTTATTGTACCCCAATTTGGCCCAGATTCATAGTCTACTTTATTTGGAACTTCAAGTGCCACCGCTTCTTCCATAATAGATTTTATTTTTTGTGCATGGTCAGGGTTTTTTACAGATATATCAAGTTCATCATGTACTTGTATATGCGGTATGATACCTTCTTTGTATAATTCTAACATAGCTTTTTTTGTCATGTCAGCAGCTGACCCTTGTATTAATTTGTTTAATGCTTTGTAGGTGTATGCACGTTTAATCCCTGGTCCGTGTTCCATGAGCGCTGCATCGTGAGGTAATGCTTTATGTATGCCGAATTGATTTGGTTCCCACAAATGGAATCTACATAGTCTACCAAGTAAAGTTCTAACTCGACCAGAGTTCTGTGCTCGTTGCATAACATTATCCATCAGTTGTTTTACAAATGGAACTCTGTTGTGATATTGTCTAAACAAACTATCGGCTTTATCTTTACTAACACCTAACTCTGCTTGTAATTTATTTTTACCCATACCATAAAACAAACCAAGATTTATAGTTTTAGCTTGTGATCTAGGTATCTCTGCCATATCAGCAACAATATCGTGAAAGTCTGCATCACCATCGTTATACGCATCCAAAACCTCTCCAACACCATATAAATTCTGTAAAGCTGCATAATGCACTACCAACCTAGGTTCTTGCTGAGAATAGTCAAAACAACCCCATGTATGGCCTTCCTCGGGTATAAATAATGACCTAATCCGTGGTCCAAGGTCTTTGTTCCTTGCTGGTATTTGCTGTAAATTAGGATTAGAATAACTAAATCTACCAGTCACAGTTCCGCCATTATCTGAACGCAATTGATTTATCTCTGCATGAATTCTACCTTTATGTGAATGCTTTAATATGGTATCAATAAATGTGGTATGAGCCTTGTTGATTTCACGGGCTTGGGCGATTAGTTTCACCAGTGGGTGGGGGTGATTCTGTAAAAAATTTTTAGTAAAGGAAGGTGCAGATGTTTTTTCAGTTCTATCGTAATCTAGTTTTAATTTATCAAAAACTTGTGCAATGCTTCTTGCAGCCCATATTTGAGTATCTATGCCTGTTTCTTTTTTTACTTTTTGGATTAACGTGGCTTCTTGTTGCGCTAACTCTTGCTTCATTGTATGAGCTTTTTGAACGTCCACTCGAACCCCACGAAATCTCATCGATACCAGACAAGGAAACAATTCAGTTTCGAGATCAAAAATAGATTGTATATCTTGGTGTAGTATTTCTTTTTTAAGTTCTTGCCAAAGTTCTAATGTAAGTTCAGCATCTTTTTCTGCATATGCGCCAACATAAATGGCAGGTAGTTTATACATTTCTGCCTTAGCGTCAACCCCCCAATCTTTTGCAGCTTGATATAAATCACTTTCATTTTTTGTTTTGCCAGTGTATCGTTTAGAACAGTTGTTTAAGTCATAGCGCATTTGATTTTCATCAACAAGGGCCGATGCTATCATCGTGTCTATTATTTTTCCGCTAACACTTAAACCAAGCGCTTGTATCCAACACACGTCATACATGGCGTTGTGAAATATTTTATTTGCAGGTGTATCTAATACACTTTGAAACCATTTTAAAACTTTTGTTCTATCCATATTACCACCACCTTCGTGTGCAATAGGATAATAACCAGACCACCCTGGCACAGCTACAGCTATACCGGTTACATCACCTTTACCAATTACATTACCTGATCCCATTTTTATTAGATCTGGGTCTTTAGTTTCTAAGTCTATTGCAATCTCATTATACTTAGATAAGTCTGGAAAATTTTCTGGTGGTAGCCACTCTGTCTGTGGTTTAAATAGAGGTGTCTGCATCGTAATCCCTTTCAATAATCATTTCTAAAAAGTGTATTGCTTTTAATATATCTTGTTTCTTTCCTTTCAGTCTATGACGACAGATATATTTTATAGCACAACCTTCTGGAAACAGCAACTCATTCTCAACTACAAACTTGCTGGGCTGAATCGTAAATTTTTGATAGTGGGATCCGCCATGCTGCTTATCCCAAACGCTTTTCTTTTTCATAGTAAGTATCCCTTCTCATATTTTCTTGGTTCTATTATGTGTAAGTTTTCTTTTGTTCTAGTTGCACCAACATAGAACAATCTATTTTCATCGTCTGGATCTCTTTCATAACCTTTCATAGTATTTTGTGTTAGATCTGTTAACAACACAACGTTTTGTGCTTCACCACCTTTAGCTCCATGTATTGTAGATAATTCTATTCGTGGTTTCTCATTTAGTTTTTCTCCGTTCGCTCTCATCTTTCTTAAATAATCTACTTTAGTTTGTCCTGCATCATCAAATGCATCAAACCAAACTGTTTTTACCTGTAGACCATAATCTTTTGTAAGTTGATCTATTGTGTAAAAAGATTCTTTTGCCATACCTTTTATTTTTTTCTTGTGCCAATGTCTTGGACCCATGTATTTAGATATGTTTTCTATTTGTTTGTAAGACAATGGTTGTCCTTTTAATGCACCTTCCCATGCAGTTGCTGCTTCGTGTAAATCTTTTTCTGTGCCTCTTCTGTATCGTGATGAATAATATAATCCACGTTGATACAAAGACTCTTCTATATCTTTTAATAAATGTTTAGTTCTAGCTAACACCAACCACTCTCCTGTTGACATATCAATTGTATCAGCACTGTAATGTCTGTGTAAACTTCCTTGTACAGTTTTTGGTTGCCATGTTTTATCTATCCTGTTTCTAATTCTATTAATAATACCCATTGCTATACCGTGTACTTTAGCAGGTATTCTAAATGATTGTGTAAGTGGTAAGTATTGTCCTTCTAAAGCTATAAAAGAATCTACATCTGCACCAGCCCATTTGTATATTGCTTGGTCATCATCACCTGCAATAAAAGAATCCTCTGTTTTATTCCATATTGTTCTAGCCATGTCCCATTGCATTAATGATAAGTCTTGTGCCTCATCAATAAATACTACATCAAACTTTGGTGATTTGTCTGACTTTGTAAACTCTGTAATCATGCCATTAAAATCTATTAAGTTATATTCTTTTTTGTATCTAGCTAATTCATTGTCTATAATTTTTAATGTGCTTCGCTCAAGATCTTGTGTGTGTTCGTGTAAATCAAACTGTTGTTCTGGTGTTATATTTCGTAGTTGTGCTAGTTGTATAATGCGTAAATATTCACTGTCAGAATTAAATGCACTGCCTTGGTCTTCTTGGTAATCTGCATACGTTACAGGAAAACCTAATTTTTTTCCTAAATCTTTGTAGTGTCTTTGTTGCATAACTTGATCTTTTTTTATTCCAAGTTTTCTAAATGCAAGTGAGTGCAGCGTTCTAAAATATGGTAGGTCATCTTCTGTTAAATTAAATTTTTTTATTGCTCTGTCCCTTGCTTCGTATGCAGCTTTCTGTGTAAATGCAAAGTATCCAACTTTATCAGGATCTGTATTTTTTAAGTAGTCATCTACTTTGTTTAACAATGTAGTTGTTTTTCCTGTGCCTGGTGGTCCTAATACAATTGTTCTCATTAATAAGGGTCTTTCGGTTTAAGTTCTTTTGGTGTATAATCATCTGTTTTTTTATCAAATTGTTTTACAACAAAAACTGATATTCTTTCTTTACTAATTCTTTTGTCATCACAGTTACATGTTTCTTTTAACATTTGCGCTGTACGTGAGTATGGCACATCCCAACGTTTTCTAATTAAAAATTGATTGTAAAATTTATCAAATATAAAATGATGATAACCATCTTTAGTTAACACACCACCACGTTTTAAATCTTTTATGTCAGAACCTATATGTCTATCTAAACAAAACTCTTCTAAATGATTTTGTAGTTGATCCTGCGTAGTCACACCTTCTGGTGGATCTATTGGTTCGTGGTTCTTCATTAGTGGGTTTATAATCATGTCCCAGTCTTTAGGTTTGACTGTTGGTGGTTTAAAATCTAATTGTTCCATACATGCTTCCTGGAATAAACTTTGTTGTTTTAAAAATTTTACATTCTCCAAGTGTAGTCGTTCACCATCTACGTTTAGATAATAGTATGGCTTTTCTAATTTAATTTTTTGTAAGTCAGTTAGTGCAGGAAATACTATCTCTTCACCAATACCAAACTTTCTTTCTCTACATAATTTTTTATCACACAGATTACACATCGGTGTATCATTACATTTGTAACCCCATTCTTTTTTATCATGTTGTCTCTTAATTATTTCTAC